GGTAATGCTCAATTCCCTCTGCTCCATTAATGCGTCAAGGAAAACACCGCCATCTTGAAACGGCACTTGTTGGCTCTGGATATTAAGAGAAGTATTTGCAAAGCCTTCCCATTCTGTAATGCCATAGCTTCCGCTTGTCAGATTAATTTCATCGCCTATAGAATTTTTCCAAACTAACTTTTGCATTTTTCTTCTCCTTACATTATCTTTTTAATTTTTTCACAATACAATGCACTCTTGCTCAAAACCTTTTCTGTCGGTAAATGTCGATTAAGTCTATTCTTTACTGTGCTAAACGGCAACCCCAATTCTTCACACCATTGTGCAATTGTTTGAGTTTTTCCGTTATGTGTAATTAAACGATTGTTACGTTTATTGTTTTGTTGAACCTTCATAGAAACCCATCTGCAATTTTCGGGTGAATAACCTTTATTACAATCTATTCGGTCGATTGTTAGATTTTCTGCATATCCGTTTTCTAAAGCCCATTTCTTAAACGCTCTACCGCCTTTGTGTGAATGTGGTGTTTGCCATTCTGCACAAATATTTATTCCCCTTCCGCCATAATCCTTATACTGCTTATTATTGGGATTATAACATCTATCTTTCATATGTAAAAAAATTGTTTGTAATCTCTCGTGTTTCATATCTCACCCCACAATTAAAATACAGAATTAATTGCCATCTGTCGATTATAAGCTTTTAATTGTTGCATCATACTGAATGCGGTTGTGTCTTGCAGATTATTAAAGGTTACATTGAAATTATTAGTGCTTCCACCCATATTTGCAAGGGCTTTATTTGTGTTACTGTTATTCAAAACCTGTTCGCCACCTCTGAACTTTACAAGCTCTGGTCCTGCTTCTCCAACAAGTGCTAAACCCGCAGAAGCATTATTTGTTCCCCTTGCGTGACCTGGAATTAAATGTAATGGGTCAACAAAATCAACAGGGTCATCAAATTGATTACTGCTTGAACCACCACCGCTACCGCCAAATCCGAAAGTAAATGCACTTTTTATGATTTCCCCTAAAGCTCCGCCCAAACTTGACATTGTATCAATCCAAAATTGTGCAGTGAAAATCTTAGAGAATATCTTTTTTATTCCATCACTTAATGCACTCGCAATAAAACCAATTGTGCTTGGTAACGCTTCCACAATTTCTGTTACTAACTGCAAAATTAACATTGGTAAATATGGAATTAAAGCACTAATTATATTCACAATCAATTTAACGATTGCAACAATTAATTTTGGCATTGCCTTTATAATTGCATCCGTAACTTCTATTATTGAATCTACAATCGACTTTACAAATTCTTCGTTTTCAAAAGCCTTCGCAATCGCTTCAATTAATGCAGTAATAATTTTCAAAACCGCCTGTATTAATTTTGGCAGGGTTTTATTTGCACTCATCATACTGTTGGCAAGGAAGTCTGCCAAATCTTCAACGTGTTCTGCAAGGAAATCTGCCAACATTCCGATATTGTCTGTTACAATCTTTTCTATGGTCTGTTGTATTTTTAAAATCATATTTAAGATAGTAACAAATCCGCCACCATCTCCAAGCCATTTAATAAGCCCATCTACTGCCCCGCTTACAACCTTTTCTAAAACATCAAGCAAATCGGTCACTAATTCGGGCAGGTTATCCCCTACCGCTTTTAACATCTGTGAAACTGCTTTTGATATATTTTCACGTTTAATGATATTTTTCAAATTACGCAATAAAGTTCTTATGCTCTGCATTACAGACTGAACGAACTTCGGCAACTTTGGTAATGTTTCCACAAAAAATGTTAAAATATTGTCCTCTACCTGTAAAACAACATCAAGTGCTTCATCAATATCAAAATCAAACAACTTCTTAAAAAAATCAGTTGCAGAACTGAATACATTTTTAATTGTACTCACAACCTTTGAAAATATCTGCTTTATTTTCTGTGCATACTGTTTCGCATATTCAACCATTACTGCGAACTTGCTTTTTTCGTCTTTTGCTTCTTCCTTTCTTTTATCCTTTTTATAATCTCCCAAATCGTTGTAAATCTTTTTTGTTTCCCCGCTATAAAATTCTTCAATCTTGATTTTATCTTCTGCGGTTAAACCTTCTTCTGCAAGAGCTTTTTCTTTTTCCTTTTCAAGCCTTTCTAATTTGAGTTCAAGGATTTTTTCGTTGTAATCTCTCCAGATCGTATAAGTTTCCCTTCCTTCTTCTTCCGCAAATTGCATTGCCCTATCCCTTTCGGTTTCAAGCATTTCAATTCTCTGGTCAAGAAGTTTAGAACTCCAATCTGTCTTTTTACTTGCGATTTCTTCCTGTTTCTGTAATTCTGCGGTTATCTGTGCTTCTGCATCCGCCTGTTTCTTTTTATCTTCCGCTTCTTTTTCTGCATTTATAGAATTCTGATAGCGGGAATCCTCTTCGGCTTTAATTCGTTTAAGAATGATTTCCTGTTCTGCACTTAATGTCCTTAATCCGCTTAAATAATTTTTAAGTGCTTCAAGTTCATTGTCACCGATAACCCGCAGAACGTTTCTTGTATAATCTACTCTTCCGCCAATATCCGCAGGATTTATTCTTGCAATCTGCTCTGTAATTGCATTTGCAAGTTTCTTTCCGATAATCTGCGAATCCATAAAAGCATTAATCTTGTTTATTGCTTCAATTCCTTTCTGATAAAATCCCGCCCAGAACTTGTTCCACAAATCAGAACTAGGCAGGGTGAATTGTCCTAATGCTTCTTTGAAATCGCCTTTAATATTTGCCAACTGTTTTGAAGTGTCCGCAGTTGCACCCGCAAATCCTTTGAACTTTTCGCCAAGAATTTCTATGGCTTTTCCCTGTTTTAATTCTTCTTCGGTCAAGCCTTTTAATTCTGCATTCTGTTGTCCTAATCTTCCAATATTTCCGTTAAGAGTTGCATTTAATTGAGTTATGGCAGCATCAAGAGAAATCCCCATTCCCGCAGACATATCCATTGCAACGGACATAATCTGCATTGTTTCGGCTTCTGTTCTTCCAAGCGAAACAAGATTTGCCATCATAGGAATTAATTCTTCATCGCCATAATTTGAAACCTTCTGCATTTCACTTGCAAACTGTTTCAAGGCATCAGCACTTGCACCCGAAACAAATGGATTGTTCTGGATTGCAGTATCAAGTTCCCTTTCTGCTATAAGTTGTGTTTTATAAGCATTGGTGCATTCATTCATTGTTTCGGAAACTTTACGGGCAACTTTTATAACACTTCCCAATGTTGCAGAAAGTCCGCTTGATGCTAAGCCTACCGCACCCAATGCACCAACAAGCCCGTTTTTTCCTAGTCCTTGAATTACTTTTGAAACCGAAGTTGACAGTTTTTTACTAGCCTTTTCAGCTTTCTTTATTCCGCTTTCATATCCGCTTGCATCTGCGGTTATTTCTGCTTTAATGTTATAATCTGCCATCTTCTGTTTCTCCTATATCAGCAAGCCTTTTAATGCACTTTCATTTATTGGAACATCACGACCCGCAACAAGTTCATCTTTCTTTTCATATTCATCTGGGTCTTTTCCCCAAACCATACAAGCAATATAAACTGCTTGATTTTTTATCCTTGCTTTTTCTATTTCTTTCTTTTGGTCTATTAAAGCAATTATCTTTCTTGGTGTGGATTCCCAAAAGTCTTGTTCACTTATGCCCATTAAAAGACATTCTGTAATTAAATAGGCATAAGGAAATTCGTTTATTTCTTCGCTTCCTTCACCGCTTTTTTTTCCACAATAGGCAATGAGCCATAAATTAATTTATTAAACTTTTCCGCAAGTTCTTCAATGTCGGTCAATCCGTAATCATCGAGAACATCATCTTCGGAAACACCTTCTTTATCTACCAATGCAAGATAGAATAAATGCGGAAGTGTGTTAAACGGCTTTTCTTCAATCTGCTTTTGCAGCTTTTCAAGATTTTTCAAACCGCCCATTTCTTCTTCAAGTTTAGCCCATACCTTGAAACCAAACTTTAATTCTCTTTCTTCACCTTTTACAGAAAGTGTGATTTTTTCGCCCCTTACTTTTTCGAGTTCTTTTCCCATTTTGTTTTTCTCCTTTTCTAAAAAAAATATCCCTAGTGGGTATAGCTAGAGTATACACCAACTAGGGATTAAACGCAAACTTGCTAATTAAAGACTAGAATCAATCATAGGTGTTGCACCTACTCCGCTATTGTCTTTCAATCCGCTTGTTACGAATGCAGTTGTTGGTGTTCCTGCTCCGCTTGGTGTGAATTCAATTTCATCACCATTTACAGAATAAGAGCCTGCCATCAATGCACCGAGTGAATCAAGCACACCGATTGTCTGTCCGTTCACAACTGAACCTGCAACAAATACGAAATCTTCACCGCTTGTCTTTGTTCCTGCGAATGTTACCTTTCCGCCAGAAAGTGTTGCAGTTACAGTCAATGCAGTTAAATCAGCAGTTACCGAAGTAACAGGTGCATTAAACCAATTTGTAATTACACTTGCAGGTGTTTCATCATCATCGCTTCTTGCGTGTGAACAAATAACACCATTTGCAATTGTCTGTGCAAACTGTGCAGTAAGATTGATATGACCAAATTCAATAGATTCAGTCTTTGTGCTGCCGCCTGTTTCTGGTACAGAGAATTTACCCTTTGCATACCAGAAATACTGATAGCGTTTTTCTCCGTCTTTTTCGCCTGCAATCCATACACGGAAACCAACCGCAAAATATGGGCTCTGGTCGAGTGGGGTTTCGATTGTAACTCCGTTGACTTTTGCCTGTCCGAGCATCTGTGCAAGAACTGTTGGGTCAACGTCAATCAGCTCAAGGTTCATTTCTGTATTACCACGATTGTTTGTAACGAAGAAAACTCCGTTATCGCCATAATCTGTGGCAACATCACTGTTTGGGTTTACGGTTGCATTTACTGCACCTTTAAGGGCAATAGGTGTATCGTAAACAATTCCGTTTGCATCATCGCTGATAACTTTTGCGATGTGTACTTGGTCAAGACCAATTCTTGGTGCTTCGTTAGCCATAATTTTAATCTCCTTAAATTATAACGTTATATTTTATAAGGAATAAAATTCCCTTCTAAAATCCATTACCCTATGTTTGATATTATCTTCAACATCTGGTGTTTCATTATTTCCCGTCATAGCCCAATAATCATTTCTAAATATTGAACGTACAACATCCGCTATTTCTTCCGCTTTCGGATAACCTTTTATAGTTTTACTGAAAATATGAATTCTTACAGTTGCCGATGTTCCTTCTGGTAAATTGTCCGAAAATGCAACATCACTTGAATTCACATCTTCAAAAATCACTAAAGGAAAGTTTTTTACTTCCTGCGGATAAGCTGAAACAATATGTTTTTCACCTATCAATGCAATCAGTTCTGAACTTGCGGAAAGTAAAGACATATAATATTTTTTTAAGTTCATTATCTAAAAATCTCCTTCCACAAATTAGCCATCCAACTTTGACACTTTATAAGACTAGCCGACAACCAAGGGCGCGGCTTCATCTTACTAGTTCCATATTCCAAGTATCTAGGATAATCGGAATTATTTATTATGCTTCCAACTTCCCCGATAACTTCATTTCCCTTTACGCTGACTTCGTGCGTTATACTTCGCATTAAAGTTCCCGTATCGGGTGCAGGCGGATTTCCTGCATAAGAAGGGTGATGCCCTTTCTTGCCATAACTAACATCTGGATTTGTCGGTGAATCCCGCATTATAGTTTTGGCAGTTCTTTCAACTTCTGCACAACTCATTGTTACAAACTTTTTAGAATCCGCTTCGGCTTGCTTTGCCTGCTTCTCTAAAGCCTTTTGAAACGCTAGTAATTGTGCATCAAACCCCTTCGCCATTTCCTTCTTCCCCTTCGCCATTTGTCGGCTCTGGATCTGGTGTTGCTTCTTCATTTTCTACGGGAATCAATAAACATTCCCCGTGCTTACTCCAAGCATTTATCGGCATTATATTAAACAATTCTGTTTTGCCCGTAAAACTAGAAAGCACGCTTGCACGATTTCCCGCTTTAATATTTTCGTGGAAACCATTATATAAAAACAATCGTGTATTTCCTTTTAATGTAGAAATACCGAAAGCCTTTACTTCATCTTCTGTCAAAATATGCGGTTGAACATCGCCTTCAATAACTTCTGCCTGTGTCCATTCTGCGATATAATCGCCCGCATCATCTATCGTGTTGCTTTCAGTTAGAATTGTAACTACTGCATTATGAAATCTAACCATTATGCAACCCCGTAATAAACATATTTTTTCAAAAGCAGTTTTGCACTTTCAGAAAGTCCGACATTGTTTGCATTATCAGAATAAGTTTCTGAAATATGACCTTCTGAATGTGCTTTCAAGCCCGTTGCACCCATAGCATCAAGATTGTATTTTTCAACAACCAAGTTCAAACAACAGGTTGAAATATCATAAGGCAGGGAATCTTCTGCCCCTTCAACATAAGCATTATCGTTCGGCAGGTAATAACCCGCAGTATATGAAACTTTTACATCCCAAACACCGCCAACAATATCGTGAGTAAATCCCCTTGTATAAGCTTTATTGCCCCAACCAAGTCCACGATATAATCTGCCCCAACGCATATATTCTGGAAACAGTTTCCAATCAGTCAAATCTTCCCCGCCAACAGTAACGCTAGAAACGGACTGCAACGGGAAATGATTTAACTGTAATAATTGGCGGTTGTTTTCGCTATGCACTTCTTCTGTATAATCTGCCCTTGCTAATTTATAGCCGATAAATCCTTCGATAAGTGAAGAATACTGCTTAATCAAAAGATTAAGTTTTTCATCCTTCGTTGTATCATCAAGAGAAATATTAAGCATTGTTTTAACATCAGATAATTTGCATAGCATCGACATTTTATTCCACCTTATGAACGTTCGTTAGGATTAACAGGATAATCGCCAAGTGTTACGATAGCACTTGAATCGTTTGTCTTTACATACTTTTTAGCAGTGTAAAGGTCAACCCAATTTTCACCCTGCGACAAATCTGCAAACTTTACGAAGTTTGAAGTTGCAATATCCGAAGTCTGAACTTCTTTTGAACCTGCACTAGCAACGAAAAGGGCAGTATTTGCACCCTTTGGGTCGAATGCAGTATTTCCACAAGCGAATGTGTGAATCTGGTCTTTTATTGATGAACGTGTAATCATTTTGCATTACTCCTTTAATTAAGATAAAGGGCGGGGAACTTCCCCAACCCTTTTATTTTTTTTATGACTGTGAATAAGTTCCACAAAGGAATGCTTCTGGATGACGGCAAGCAAAATCAACTTCTGTGATAAGGCGAACAAGTGTCAAATCACGGTCGAATGCTGAAATTGTCTGTCCGTTGCTTACGAATGTACCATCTCTTGATACTTCGATAGAAATATCCTTTGAGATACCGAAAAGCAACTGTGACCAATCACCAAGCCAGAAATCAGCATAATCACTTGCAGGTGCGGTTGCCTTTGTATAATCAACAGTTGTTGAAGTAAGGAAATCATAACCATTAAGTGTTTTCTGTGTTGCCATTTCAGTTGCCCAAGCGAATGGACCTGTTGTAAACTTTGTAGACTTAATCCAAGATTTACCCTTTGGAGAAAGCAACCATTTTACATTTTCCATTGGAACGTTTGCCTGCTCAAGAAGTGCTTCCATATCGTTCGGTGTATCAACGCTGAATGCAGTTGTAGTTCCGCCCGAAGTCTGAACTCCTGTCTTATTCTTCAAACCAAGTGGCTGATACTGTGAACCTGTACCCTTGAGCATTGCAACATCAAGTGCAATTTTTGCATTACGGAACAAATCCTCTGCAATCCAACCTTCTACATCTACACCGCTTTCACGGATAACTGTATTTGTGATAGCAGACTTTGCAAAAAGCTTTTTAGCGTGCATATTTACTTCACCGAATGTTGGCTGAGTTGTATCACCGATTGTTTCTTCACCGCCCCAAGAAATAGCAGATACAGTGTCCATTTTTGGAATAGAAAGATTTCCGTGAACAAGTGGAACTCTGCGAACACCGAGTTTATCAATCAGCGTATTTGCAAGAAGTGCGTCAATGTAATCTGAACTAAATGCAAGTGGAACAGTGAATCCACCTTCCGATGGTGTTCCCGCATTTACTGCCTTTGTAGCAAGTACCTTATGCAAGCCTTTTGAGTTTACGAAGTCCTTCTTAGCCTGTGCAAGAATTTCTTCGTCTGACAACTGTTTGATAGAACGATAATCTTTGTTGTGCATTGCACGAACGGCAGATGCCAACATCTGATTTACGATTGTTACAGGTGTTTCGTTTGACTTTGTGTTACCTTCAACGGCTTCTTTGAATGCTTCAAGATAAGCAACGTTCTCTGCCTTTGTCTTGTCTGCATTGTCGTTGATTTCCTTTACGGCTTTTGCAACGGCTTCGTCAATCTGTGCCTGTGTTACACCTGCACCCAATTCCTTTTTGATTGCTTCTGTTTTTTCTGCAATCTGTTTTTCGGAACGCTCGTCAATGAGCTTTTCCAAATCTTTCATTTCCATCTGCATAATTTTATTCTCCTTTTATGCTTTTGTTTTTTATTTACGTTTCTTCCGTAATTATTTTACGGCTAGACTTTAGCCGATAAATCCAAAATCAACCCGCCATTTCTGACGGGGTTTAATTTACTTCTTTTCAAGTCCGCCATTAATAGCGAAGTTTCCGCAGATTGCAACAAGTGCCGATTCAGCAATTTCAATACTTGAATTGATTGCGGTTGCATACTGTGGTTTGAAGTAAGTTACAAGACCAATAGCGATTGCAGAAACTGCACCGCTGATTGTTACGATAAGTTCATAAGTTTTTTTACTCATTTCTTTTATCTCCTTAATGCGTAGTATAACACAACTATTTTCTAGTTGTCAAAATCGGGAAGTTCAACAGTTGTAATAACATTAAGTGTTTTATCTTCTGTTGGCTCTTCTTCATCTGGTTCATCATCATCAAGTTCTGCAAGTGCCTTTCTCAAATTATCACTGCAAGCCTTTATTGATTTCTGACACTTTTCAATTTCATCACCGCAAGCCTTAATGCGGTTCAAGATTTCCCGTGTTTCTGCTGAAACCCTGCGACCCGATTTTTCCATAGGCTTTGAAACAAGACCCTTTGCAAATTCATCACCGAAACTTTTAACGGCTTCGGCAATTGCATCTTGATTGGCAGGAACTGCAACGGCAGAAAATTCCAAAAGTTCCCATTTCTGAATGTCAAAACCATTTTCAGTTTCTACCCATTCAAGCGGAATGAAACCAACAGAAACCGCATTCAACATTCCTGTTTTATAACAATGATAAGTAAAATCTACAAGTTTTGCCTTCTCGCTTGCCTGCTCTGGATTTGTGGAAAGTTCTTCAATCGGTGGAAAATAAACAATAGCTTTTACACTGTTTCCTTCAACCCAAAACTTTGTAACTTTTCCAAGCGGAAATTCTCTTGAATTGTGGAATGACAAGAACACGGGATTTTTCATATAGTTTGTAAAATCAACACCGCTTGCCCGCAGAATATCGCCATCCCTGTCAACTACTTCTTTTGAAATTGTAAACTGAACGCTTCTTTCTCCCAGATCTTCGGTAATGATAGAAACGTCTTTTTTATTCAACTGTCCTTTTTCAAGTTTCATAATTCTATTCTCCTTTAATTTAATTTACATCATAACAAATGGTGCAATAGTACATCGGCAGTTGCAAACCTGTCCCGCAGGTGCTGACGGGTCGCCCGCATATTCCATAAATGCCCCGTCTACATTATCCATAGCAGGAACTTCAAACTTGTCTGTAATAGGAATTACAGTGCCATCCATAATTAAATGACTATCTCTTGTTCTGTCGTCCTGCACGGAAATCCATTCTTTATAATCTATACCTTCGGCTTTATAAAGTTCATTACTTCCCGCATTCATTGTTGAACAAGATTCAGTTCTTGCAATAAGTGTTGCCCTTACTTTTTTATCATCATCAAATAAACCATCTGCAACTTCAATCAGCTTCTTCACTTGATTTCTTAAATCTTCCCCTTCGGTAATACTTTCAGAAAGTGCCTTGCGAAGTTTTTTCTTTGTTGTATTGTTTATGTCTCTACACAATTCAAGCCCGTAGTTATCTACCCATAAAGAAAAAGCCCGTCTTACATTATCGCTGATTTCTTTTACACCTTTTTTATTTAATAATTCGTTTCCGTGTTCTGCCCCTACTGTTAAACCATTTATAAAAGCCCCTGCCAATGTATGCTTCAAGGCTTCATCCATTTTATTGTCAAACAGATTTTCTATTGCAGTTCCTACATCCTTATTATTTTCGCAAGCCTTTTTAATTTCTGCGTTTACAAGTTCATTCTGTTTTGTGAATGCTTTCTGCATTGATTTATAAAAAGGTGCTTCAATGCTTGTTGCCCTTGCATCAAATACTTTCCAGATTTTGCCACGTCTTTCTTTATCTTCCGCAGATTTCAAAACCTTGTATTTTTTTTCATAGGCTTTTTGAAGGCTTTTGAATTCTTCTTCCGTTAATTCCTTTTCATCGGGATTTTCACCCTGCGAAACTTCATCTTCTTGTGCAGAACTAGGCAATTCGACAGTTTCAGCGGGTAAATCGGGCAATTCAATCGGCTCTGAATTAAAATGAACTTCGACTTGACCAAATCCCCGCAAATAAACATCACCGCCTTTTTCGTCTTTCTCATAACCCATAGCAGTTCGCCAATCGTTTACAGTAAGAACACCCCTTGAAAGTCCATCGTTTGCAATCTGCAATTTCTGTGCAATATCTTCTGAAATATTGTTTTCGTGATGCAGGATAAAGTTTCTTTCTTTGTCGTAATCTTCCCACAATAACTGTGAATTGATAACACGCTCAAACATTCTAAGATAATCTGCAAGAACATTTTTATTCAAAAGATATTCTGCACTATCAATTGTGCTTCTGTTTGAGTTCTGCAAAATACCCATTATCTCTGGTGGAATGTGGAAGTGTTCGTTTGCATTATCCCGCAGGAATCTTCGGCTTTCTACAAAATCCAATTCTGTCGGGCTTTGTGAAATCTTTTCAAACTTGCTATCCTTGCCCGTTAAAACCATCGGCTCTTTTGCGTGGTGGAATCCTGCCATTTTCTGCAACCAAGTCTGTTTTATCTGGTCCGCAGTTTCCTTGTTGCCTTCTGGTGCATAGATTATTGCCGAAGGGGTTGCATCATTAAAGAAAAGATTTTTTGCATATTTACTTGCGTATTCATCCGATTGTATTTCATCGCCTATTGCTTCACTTGTTCCCCTGCCCCTTCCATAAGGGTCGTTAAGGTCTATATCCTTAAAACTGATAACATCTTCAACAGGAACAATAAGTGAATTTCCGCCCGCAGTTCCAAACGGGTAAATCTGCCAATACTTCTGATTTACTGTCGGTTGCTGAACTACCCAAGAAGGTGCAACGGGTTGCAATGCAATTACTTTATTTCTTTTATCACGAACTTTCAAAAGAAAAGCTTCACCAACTAAAGCATAGCAGGCAAAAACAAAATAGCGGATAGTCCACCCTGTCAATTCTCTATCAGCGGGGCAAGGGTTTTCGAGTAAATTATAAATATCGTGATTTTCAATAATTGTTGCTTTATTCTTGTTCTGTCTATAATCTGATTTTTTATAAAGATAAAGTTCTGTACTTGCACATTTATTTGCAATTACCCGCACCCCGTCTAATCTAGGGTTTGTGTGATATAAAGACAATAAATCTCGGCTTGCCATTGAAGGTGCTTTTGACCAAGTCTTTCTAATCATCGTCTTGATACTTTCAATCGGATTCATAAAGGTACTTCCTTTCATTTTAATTTTGCTTTCATAATAAAACAAAAGAAAGTATTTGTCAAAAATCCTATTGATTGATTTCTTTCATCCTTTCCATTTCTGCTTTTATACGGTCTATAATTGCAGGGTCTTTCGGGTAATATCTGAAAAGCCAATGCAGAAAATCGTGCGTCATATTATTGCAGGGAAGAAAGTTATCGTTTAATTTTTCGTAATTTTCTTCCCGCAAATCTTCGTGGTGAAGTTCCCAACGCTTGCCCAATTTATGCAGGGTGATTAAATCCAATCCCCCGCATTCTTTTTTCTTTCTAGCCTTGAAATCTTTCCACAATTTTCTTGCTCTAAAATTGCGTTTTCTTTTTTGTGCTTCGTTCATTTTGTAACTGCTTTTTTCGGCTCTGTTTTAGCAACACTATTTTTGATAGTTCCTACTGCTTCAACTTCTGGAACAAAAACCATTCCAAGATAATCGCACTTATAGATATAACCCCCGAAAGTGCGTGTTATCTCATAGCCTGTTTCTGCATCCAAGCAAGCCTGCCCGAATTTCAGTTCTTCCAACTTCTCTTTCAAATCTTCATCTGGATGTCTTACAATTCTTGCCATATTCAAACCCCCTTTTAATATAGCATTGGTCTATTTATTTTAGGCTCATAAAAGAGCATTAAAACCGAATCCGCCTTGTCGGGTGATTTTCCGTTGTTCCTTGCTTTGTAACTGTCTTTACTTTCAACCACCCGCCTTGCTTTGTGGTCGTATGAAAAACGTCTGTCTGTTAATTCGTGGAACAATCCCGATTCATTTAATAATGATACATCAGATATTGGAAAAGTACACCACATTTCACTTGGTAAATCTGCGAACTTGTCTGTGTCCTGCGGTTTGCTTCCGAAGTTTATTCCTATAACATTTTTATAACCCCTAGATTGCAGAATGTCTACAACACCACCGCCAACACCTGTTTCATCAACCTTTATTGTCATATTATGATTATTGCCCGCCATTACTTCAATATGTCCGCACAATTCAACCAATGACATATTTTTATATTCTTTAAGTTCTTTAAGCTTCAAGCCTTTACGCATTGAAATTATAGAACTATCTGAACCATAACGGGCAACGTCTACCGCAATTTGATAATCGCCTGTTTCATCAACTTCCCTTTCCATTGCTTCGTGAACTGCTATTCTTGACATAACCGCATTATCTGCCTGTGATAAATATTCACCTTCCCAAATGTGGCGGGCTAGATCTGGATTGAACTTATAATCGGCTTCCCTGTCCTTTGCTAGTTTTTCAGTGAACCACGGATTATCATTCCAATTACATTTTACTACAACCGCACCTTCCCGCAGTTTCAGACTTTCAATTGCATCTTCTTCTGTATTCGGGTTATAACTTGCCCATATTTCAGAACCGTTCATTCGGATTGTCGGTATAAGCATTTGCAGGCTTTCTGCCGACACGCTTTGTGCTTCTTCTATCCACGCTCTGTCGTAACCTTCAAGAGATTTAATCGCATTTCCCGCCCTTAAATCTTTCAAGCCCCGAAATATAACCCTGCTTCCGTTTTCGTTTTCCAGAACATCCCGCAGAACATTCCAACCGCCTAACTTCAATCTTTTAATCGTTTCTACGCACAATTTATAAACAGAATCATCTAGGGATTTTTGAATTTCACGGCAACAAACAAGATTATGTTTTTCTGCTGATAACTGTTGCATTAAAAGGCTTGCTATACTCCAAGATTTACCCGAACCCCTGCCCCCTGCCGTTATCTTATACGGAGCGGGCTTTCTGAAAACTTCAAGGCAAGGCACGACCTGTTCACGATATAGCCGTAAATATTTATCTTGATTTTCGGGAGACATTTTGAGAAATTGTTCTTTCGTGATTTTAGGAATTATCGGCTCTGCCATTTCCCCACCATTTACAAGATTGATGTAATGCTTTATGTTCTGCCTTTTTCAACCAAATCAATTCTTTTGATGGTCTATCATAATACATATCAAGTGCAATAAGTTCTTCTTTTGAAATTGAAATAAGCCTTTTTACTCCGTCTGAATTGTGCGTTTCTAATCTGTGGTGTCTATCCCACCCTACGAAGTTATCAGCTTTTGCAAGTTCATAATTTTCCACTTCGGTTTGCTCTTCTAATTTGCAATATTGGTGTTGTACTTCCTGTCTCCATTTCTTTGCAACATTATAATTATGCTCTTTGTTTTCTTTTCTGTATTTTATTATTTGCTCTTGATGTGTTTCCCTATATCTTTTTGTTTTCGGTTTTATTTCTTCTTTGTGCCTTTCGTGGTATGCTTTATCTTGTACGGCTTTTCGCTTTCTCTTACACTCTGGACTACAAGTATTTTCTTTCGGTTGTTTTGTTTCAAATACTTTTCCACAAATCTGACAAACATTTTTATAATACGCTTTTATTCTGCGTTTTTCGTTTTGGTCATCGTACATACATCTTTGACTACAAAACTTTGAATGTCTGTTCTGCCCTAAAAATTGTTTCCCGCAGATAGAACAAATACAAGGTGTTTTCTTTTGTCTCATTTTTCAAATCTCCTTTAATCTGAATTCCTTAAAATAAAATTGTGGCAGGCGATAAGGATTTCGCTTTTCGGGAGCTACCCTATCCACAATTCCATTATACACTATTTTACAATTTCTTCAAACAGTTTTATTCTGTCTTCGGTAGACATATTCAATGTTGCATTTACTTCGCCCGATATTTTAATATTTTCTCCGTCTAGGCAACTTCTAACTTCACGCATAAGAGATACGGATGCACTATCGCCCCTAGCAATAATCTTTTTCATACATTCATTGACAAGCTCTGCACCTGTCAATTTTCTTTCTTTGTCGCCCTGCCTTACGTTGTATTCTTTTTCAAGAAACTCTGCGTAAATCTGCGACATAAGTTTTTTCTTTGCGTTATTCTCTTTTCTTTTTTCTGCCCCTTTACGTTGCATTTCCTTTGCGTTATCGCTTGTAAAGGGTGTCAAATTGTCTTTACCTGCCATTTTCCTTTTCTCCACGATAAAACCACGATAAAAGCCCTTTTTTATTCAAGGCAACCGCTTGTTATCGGCTTTCCGTTTTCCTTTGCCCATTTTGTGTATCTTCTGCGGATAACATCGCAATAATGCGGGTCAAGTTCCATTAGTCTTGCTTTGCGGTTATTCTTTTCACAAGCAATCAATGTTGAACCGCTACCGCCAAACAAATCAAGAATTAAATCATTTTTTTCTGATGAATTAAGAAGTGCATTCTCAATCAATTCTATCGGCTTCATTGTCGGGTGTAAATCGCATTTTCTAGGCTTGTCAATTTCCCATATTGATTTATTGAACTTTCCTTTTCCGACCCATTTATGAGTTTTCTTCCAACCATATAAAATCGGCTCGTGCTGATAGTCATAATTTAAGCGACCCATAGAAAATGTAGGTGAGTTTTTTACCCATATCAATTCGTGTTTTACTTGCCACCCACTATCCCTCATCATCATCATCATCATCATATGAGTTCCGCCCTGTGGCATTGTTACATAAATCGCACATTCATCTTTTGCATTTTCAAAAAGATTTTTGAAACAAGGTAGCCATAGTTTCTCTGCACATTCTTCATCGGTTTTAAAGAAGTCGTTTTCGATGTTTTCGGTTATCCTTCCAGAAGGCTGGAAGGATTGCAATGCTTTGTTTTTATCGCCTATTGCAACATTATAAGGCGGGTCTGTAAATACCATATCTGCCTTTTCCCCGCCCATAAGTCTTGCAACATCTTCTGCGTTTGTACTATCGCCACACATCAAGATTGAATTGCCTAGTTCGTACATTTCGCCACGCTTTGAAACAGGCTCGCTTTTTTCGTCAACTTCGGGGGCTTCATCATCACCTTCTGTTTCTGCAATCTCTCCGCCTTGGTCTGTAAAATCAATTACAGTATCGGGAAGTGCTATTTCGTCAAAGTTCAAATCAATATCTTCTGCAAACTCCAAAACGCTTTCTTTTGTGAAGTGACCAAAGTTGCTATTTAATCTTAACAACTTCTGTTTAGCTTCGGTCTTATTTTTTGCCTGTATGTAAACAACGGGCAATTCTGGAATAAGATAACCTTCTTCTTCAAGTGCCTTTAATACTTTTATTCTAGCGTGTCCGTCAAGACAGTAATTTGTTTTTCCGCTTACCCAAACAAAAAAAGGAAAACTCCACCCATATTTCAAGATAGATGTTTTCGCCTTTTCGATGTCTGCTTCATCACGGATTTTTAGACCGCCTTGAAACTCTGTAATATTATGCCAATCAAGATAATCTTTTGTTTCGCACTTAATTGATATAGTTTTTATCTGCTTCATATTTTGCCCTTGCCCTTTTTCTGTTTTTTTCAAGACAATTCATAATTGCCTGTTCAATATTTATTCCCATTTCTGCTGATAGGGTTAACATACACATTATAACATCTGATATTTCATCCGCCATCTGTTTTTCTGTTTCTTCACAAACACAGGATTGATAATTGTCTATCGCTTGTGTTGCTTCTGCAATTTCCCCCGCACAATGTTTAATGCAGGATAAAGCATCCGTTTCAAGTTTTCTGTGTTCTGCTATTTTTAATGATTGCCTAGCAATATTATTCAAGTCTATCATTTTTCTTTCTCTCCCATAACTTCAAGCCCGCAGAAACCCCGACTGAAATAATTATTGATAGCCATAAACTTAAAAAGATAAACAGGATAAAGCCGATTAAAATTCTCACTTTCCGCCCCCTTGCTTTTCATTATACAATGCTTCAATGCTTTCTGCAATCAAAATAAAAGCTTCTTCCCATTCCCGCAGGCTTTCTTCGGTCATTGGTATTCCCTGTCGTGCTTTTCTTTCAGTCATTTTGACCCCCGCTAAAATCACGCATTTCTTTTAATAATATATCAGCAAGTTTATCAAGAATCTTTCCTTTGCTTTTTCCCACATCCACACTTGCATTGCATCCAAGCGAACAGACTAAACACCCATTATATGTTGAATCAATAAAGAATGAACCATATTTTTTTCGGTTCACTTCTGTATTCCCGATTGCGTGTGCATATTGCATTTGACCTTGATTTAATGGTTTTCCGCAAACTGCACAAACCCCGCACGATCTGGAATAAGCCTTTTCTCGTTGTTCCTTTTGTTTATCTGTCATTTATAATACTTCCTTACTTCATCCGATAACTTCGGCAACTGTCCGCAACCTTTCAATTCGGGGCATCTGTTTCCAAGCCACCAACAGGCAGGATGGCAGCATAAACCAACCGCCCGCAAAAATGGTTCTTCGCTAGTCCATAATTCTTCTACAACCGCCCACATAAATTTACTTGTATTTTCTTCGGTGCGGTTGCACAATCTCTGCTTGCATAACTCAATAAATGATTCTGCCGTATGGTCTTGAATAAAAAGCTTTTCTTCATACGGGTCATTACTTCTTGGCTTTCCTGTCCAATCTGGTCTGCTCGATTGAACGTAAGGCTGCGGATGTCCTTTTGTTGCTCGGATAATCTGCATAATAACAGATTTCGGGGCAGATGCTTTCAATCTGAACTTGATACAACGAATAGTTGAATGATTGGCAATAATCTGCTTTACCCAATAATCAACTTCATCAGCGGGTTTCTTTTCCAAGAAATTATTTATACCCTGTGTAATTTTACAGGCTTCTTTATAATCCGCTAACGGATGTTGATTTAATAATCTAATTTTTATCATAGCCATTTTCTAAAATCTCCATATCGGTTTTTAATAATCTGATTTCTTTTTCTTGTATTTCAATTTTTTCTTGCATTTTATAGATTTTAATATCTGTTTGTCTTTCTATTTCTGATATTCTGGAATTATATTCAATGCCAAATAACAACATTATAGCAATCAAACAGAACATCAAGCAAATTAAATATTTCATCACTCTCCTTTAATTTAAAGGTTTAGGAAGATACTTCCAACCGATTACTGCTTCGTGCTTAAAATCCTTAAAATATAACCAAGTATCAATATATCCGTTTTTGTAACAAACCAAGACTTCATCCATAACATTTGGTAAATCATTTGGATTCTTTCTCAAATCGTGCCATTCATTCGCCTTGTTATAGCCGAACTCTGCAGCGTCTTTGAAAGTTTCGTCAATGATGTAATCTAATTCTTCCTGATCCATTTCTTGTGAAACTAAATAATATCCTTCTCTTTTCCCTTTTTCTCTATATTCTTCTGCTTCTTTATTAAACATATCTGCTCCTTTACTTAAAAATCTGTGTCTGTGAAGTATCAATCAGTTCTTCTCTTTGAAAATGCGAGAAGTTATAATCTGTTGCTGATGTACTTTCTACGGTACTATTGCAATTATGACATAACCAATAGATGCCACCTGTATAAGTACATTTAATCATAGGTTTCTTACAAGTAGGACAAATCATTTCTCCACCTCGCTTAAGAATTGCTCTGCTTTGTCCATATACTGACAAACATAGTAGTTTGTTTGTGGGTCGTTTGTATCTTGTTTCAAGCAATCTAATAACTTTTTTATATGGTCTTTTGCTTTGGTGAGATGTTCGCTTGCCCAACAATCAGAATTATATAAGTTATCTACTCTCTTTTTCAGTTCTGCATTTTCTTTTATGTATTGTTCATTACGATAAAGGGCTTCAATACGTTCTTGTTTACACGCTTCAAGTAATTCTTTCAGTTTTGCATTTTCTTTTTCAAGTGTTGCATTTTCCTTACAGATAATCTCAAAGCCCTGTTGTAAAGTCGGGTCTTTAAGTGCCATAGAGATTGCACCCATAACAGCTAAACGTGCTTCGTCTTTATTCATTTTCTTTTATCTCCTCATAATAATCTCTTGTTCCAAGGTCGTGCAGATAATCACTCGGTTTACAATTTATAAACTTACTTATATCTACACTTGCTATTTCCAACATCTGACGTAAGCGTTCTATCTCAATGAGCAAAAGTTCATCACTCATTTTTCTTTTATCTCCTTAATTCTGCTTATAATACTTTTTATCTTTTAAGTGAAAGATAAAGAAAAGTAACTTCAAAATAAAAAGTGGAATGAAGCAACCACTATATTCGTCTATGCTTAATCGTTCTAATAATTTTGCACTTAACTCTCCATAACGCACTTCGTTTATATAACAACCACTTTCAGAATAATATCCGTCATACCAATAAAAAGGACATTTTTTGCATTTTCTGCACTGATGCTTTTCTAATGCTTTAATCATTTTCTTTTATCTCCCATTTTTCGTGTTTATCTGTTTTACAATGCTCATATTCTGTTCTTGAATGTTTAATTAAACATTTCTTTATGATTTGCATAATAACTTCTGAATTTATTATGCAGTTTCATATGTTCATTTATAGTCATCCAAATCAACTCTTTCGCAGGTCTCTCATAATACATACCTAGTGCATCTAACTCTTTGTGCGTTAGAGGTACAATTCTTATTTCACCGTCAGAATTGTGTGTTTCTAATCTATGATGTCTATGCCAACCTTGAAAATTATCTTTTTGAGCAAGTGTATAATTTTCAACCAACTCATTTTCATCTGCTTTACAATAATTACACTCTTTAAGAAAGTTTTGTTTGTACTTCTGTTTAAGGAAATCTTGATGTGTACTCTTAAACTTCTGCCAACGTTTCTTTGCTTCTTCTTTATGAGTAAGTCTGTATTCTTTTTCTCGTTCCTTATTTGCAGTAAGTTTTATACAATCTTTACAACGAGATGTAAGTCCAGACTTTTTCTGTCTGTCTATTGCAAACATATCTACAGGAAGCATTTTCTTACAGTAACTACATTTCTTTGTTTCCATTTTCAAACTCCTTGTAAAGTTTTGGCAATCGTTCGCAACCTTCGCAACAACTGACAATACAACACTTCATTTCCTCAATCTGTGCTTTAAGTTCCCTAATCTCATTATCTCTGCCTTCAAGTTGATAGTCTGCATTGGCTAGTTTATCTTCAAGTTCCTGTACTGACTTATTCAGATTTTCAACACTTGTGAGAAGTGAAGTATTTTGCTCTGTAAGTTCTGCTATTCGCTTTTCTCTTGGCTCTGCACAATCAAGCCATATCTGCAAAATTATTCTTTCAGTCCAAGGCTCTCTTGGGTCAAAATAATCTTCGTGGTCTTTTATGTATTTATAAAATTGTTGTTTTAGTTCTTCTTTTGTCATTCTTCACACTCCTTATTTTTTCCCTATACAACAAAAAGGCGGTTTCCCGCCTAGTTTTATTTTGTTCTCCTTTGAAGTTTCTTTTCTTCAAGATAAGCCTTAATTCTTTCTTCTGTTGTCATATCCTGCCCCATTAATAACTGATATATTCTTCGTCCATCTTATGAAAATTAGTATGATAGAATTTGCAGGTTTCTTCAAAGTCATAAGATAACCCCTTCTTTACCAGATCAGCAGCTTCAAGAATTGGATAACTTAAAAGCCCGAACGGGTGAGTAATTTTTTCAAGTTCTGCTTCAAGGTGTTTTTCTGCCTGTACCCTTTCACTAGGGTGGTCATAATCTCCCATCTGCGAACAGAAAACCGCCCAATCCCTTTTATTGATTGCTTCAAAAATTACTTCGATTGTCTTGCGGTCTACAAAACTAATATGTTCGTGTAACCTGCCGATTAAATATTCTTTGTTTGTCATATTTTGCCCCCTAGTTAGCAGGTCTTTCGCCCCGCTTTTTATTTTATTTGATTCTGCTATACCAGATCTCAAGTTCTTCTTTTGTCGAAGGCTTGCAAGCCCCGCAACCTTTCATTAAACCATTGAAGATACGTTTTGCACCCGCAATTCCTGTTCCGTGCTTGTCTGCTTCAATCATAGCGATTTTATAAGCTAATTCCTTTCTAGTCATATAAAGCCCCCTATTTGCTTTTCTTGATTATATCTTAACACTAATTTAATTTATTGTCAACACTTTTTATTAAATTAAAACAGATCTGGATTTATTCCGTTTTCGCAGCATTCCTGCTTTGTTTCGTCTATCAGATAACCCATTTCAACAGTATTTACTTCGGTTGTTGAATAGGGCTTTATTCTGCCTGTTAGTTTATTTACCCGATAAGGATAACCACGTTTTATTGCTTTTTCTTTTAGGGCATCTTTTGCATCTTCAAGGTCGTTTCCTGTTACCTTGCATAATTCAGTAAGAAGGGCATAAAACAGATTATTCTGCGACCCTGCCCCTGTTGTTCTTGTTGGATAAGGTTTTTGAATATCTATTTTGAAATAGCCGTTGTATTTTTCTTTTGAAGTCTGATATAGATGCAGGATTTCTGCCTTGATTTCTTTTGTCGGGTAATGTATTAAAAGCCCGTTTTCTGTTATTTCTGTATAAGCTATTATTTTCATTCCTGCCCCCTAAAAAATTGTCTTTATGCAACATCTGGAACTTTCCGCAGCTTGATTAAAGTCGTAAATATCGCCCCGCTTCATTATCATTTGCACCGCCCGACACGGCTTTCATTCTCTGCCCTGCAACTTTCTACGAACCTTTCGCAAGGCTTATAAATGAATTCATTACTACTAAAATTTTTCTTCGTCTTTCCGAAGTGCCAACATAGTGTATTTTGCGGGTCTATTCCCCGCCGCCAATATATTCACCCATACGGGCTACTTGCTTTTTAAACAGTCATAAAGCATTTTTACATTTTTTTGTTTAATAGCTTTATTTGCATAATCTAATTGAGCATCATTGAAAGTATTCATTCTTGCTTTTACCTGTGCAATCAGATTATCAATTTCACTATTTCCGCCCGTCTTTTCCGCAGGATTCATTGTTTCATCCAGAACATCGTTTTCAACAATTTCAAAACAGTTCTGATAAAGGTAGCGTTTAATATAAGTTTCAACCGCGCCGAGATTCTGTACTTCGTGACATCCTTTAAGGCTTGCCGTTGACATAGGGCTTTTGAAAGTAATTCTTCCATCTCCTTCCAAATCGCAGAAATTCAAAGTTGCAAGATCTGGTGTAAAGTTTACAACGCAACAGAATTTTAATTCGTTTGCAAGTTTGTTTATTTCGGGCAGAATGTCTGCAAGTTCATAATAGGTATATCCCGCAAACTTATTATTTCCCGTTTTCTTTACACCTGCATTCTGGAAACGAAGTCTTGCTTCATTCAGCTTTTCAAATATTGTCATATATTGCCCCCTATAATTTCTTGAATAACAGTCTTACTGCCATTTCTAAACGCTTGCGGAATGAATAAGAATTGAACCTGTTGAACATTAATTCAATCATTGCAGCTTCTTTTTCACTCACGCTTTTATTTATTTCCTTGCGGATTTTTTTAATTTGCTTTCCGTTCAATTTTCTTTGCCCCTTTTTTCTCTTTTAGCAGCTGAAGTTCTTTCGGAAAAGTTTTCAACTCTATAAACTTACTTCTTGATACACCCATTTTTTCTGCCTGTGCATCCAACCATTCCAACTGACAAGGGCGAAGATATACGCTAAATCTTGCCCCGTCTTTTCTTCCGTCTTTTAATGTACTAGCCATTTAATGCCCCCTTAATTTCCGAACGGGTTATCAGAATACCCCGAATCATTCTGTTTATTTCCACCGCCTAATAGCTGCACCGAATCCGCAGTAATATTTGTACGGCTTTCTTTCTTTCCGTCTTTTTCCCATCTGTCCTGTTTAAGATAACCACGAACGCAAATCTGCTTTCCTTTTACAAGTGATGGTTTCAAGTTTTCTGCCAACTTTCCCCAGATTGTTACATCAAAAAAAGAAGTCTCATCTTCCCATTTATCGCTTTTTTTTACCGAACGATTTACGGCAAGTGTAATAACTGCCTTTGCAGTTCCATTACCGACATAAGAAAAGCTTCTTTCATCAGCCCCGAAATCCTTTGTCAATCTGCCTATCAGAATAACTTCATTCAAATCTGTCATATTCTACCCCCTTATGACTTCAAATAAAATATATAACCAAGTAATAACAATTAATAAAATTGTTAGCCAAGCCCCCCAAGGCTTGCACTTTTTGTAATGATTTTCCCCTGTTTGCTTGATGGTCATAGCCCCATTTCTTCCGCTAATATCTGCAAACTTAATCCCGCATTGAAACCCGTCTTTTTCTGGACTGCTTCAATGCTTCTGTCAAGTTCCCTTTCTGCTTCTGCCCGATTGTTACAACTAAGCAGAAAAAACTGAATCAATTTTTCACGCATATTTTTGCCCCCTATTAATTTAATCTTAACACAACGGGTGCGGATTGTCAACACTAAAATAATTCTTGTTGTTTTAGCTTTGAAAAATCATAAAACTTTTCTTCTTGCAGCCGCCTTGCTTCCTGCACCTTTTTTGGTGGTCGCAGATCTGGATTTTCTTCCTGTGCTTTTCTTCTGCATCTGCTAACACTTTCATACGTTGGCAATCCGTATTTTTTACGATTGCCGAAAAACTCCCCAACAGTCATATTTGTTAGAAGTCTGTCGCTGATTCTTGAATTAACTTTTACGCAAACTGCAAAATATAATTCATCGTCATTTTCTCTGAAAGTTTCACCCTGCTTCAATGTTTCAATTACAAGGTCTTTTAATTGCTTTAATTCCATATCTCCGCCCCCTATTTAATAAAATTACAATGATTAAGAATTATTAATTCCAGATCATCATAATTCGGATTTCTTGCAATCAGCTTCTTCAAGATTATTTTGATAACCTTCAAATCTGCCCCGTCTGTTGTTGGTGTAACTTCACAAATCGCAAACCCGCAGGCTTTCTTGATTCCGTTAGCTGCATCCACAAAATTAAAATCGCATCTGCTTTTCATTTTTTTGCCCCCTTAATTAAAAATACCATTCCAAAGAACCATCATCATTGACACGATATTTCAAATCAGTATCAATTTTTTCTTCCAACAAATCACAAACTGTTGCAGCAAGAACCCCGCAGATATAAGCATAATAATTGTTATGTTCTTGTAATCCGCCTTTAATTGCCTTTGCTCTTTCCCTGTCGATTGTTTTCTGCAATTCAATTGCTCTTTCTTTCTTTGTCATAATTAAGCCCCCTTAGCTTTAATTTTTACTTAATCTTAACACCAACAGTGTATTATGTCAACACTATTATTTTATCTTGTTCCCCCATAAATCTAATATTTGTTTTTGTTTTTCTTCCCGTTCTGCCTGCACAAACATATCTTCTTGTTTACAAGGCAGAATCTTTTCATAAAACATTTTTACAAAATCCCGCTTTAATTCAAAACCATAAGCCCTGCGACCAAGATTTGCGGCTGCAAGTAAAGTAGTACCAGATCCCGCACAACAATCAATTACAACATCATCAATATCTGTATAAAGACTGATTAAATGTTCAAGAAGTGGAACGGGCTTTTGTGTTGGATGCACTTTCGGAGTTATTCTATCTTCAATCCACGGCTGACATAAAAATTCCATTTTTCCGTTATTTCTGAACTTCGGCAGCTTATCACGATAAAATAAAACCGCAGTTTCAAAATTACCAACCGCCCGCATATTTGCTTTTAATACCTGTGCAGAATAATTTTTATAAAAAATAAAAACTTGCGAATTCGGAAATCCGTATTCTTTCGCATAATGCTTCAATTCTTCAATCTGCTCAAAGGCACAAAACAAAATCATACATCCCGCACTATTTCTTTCTTTTGGTTCTTTCTTCAAAAGATTACTGCAAAAGTGAAAAAACTCTGAAATACGGAAACCCGCCTTTGTATCTGTATCAAAAGCTTGTTTGCCTGCAAGTTCGGATTCCCCGTTTGAATTATCCCCGCCCTTATACCATACAGGATTTGACCCGTACATATTATTTCCAAGCTGATAAGGAATGTCGGTCAAAATCAATTGTGCTTTCTGTATGTCGTGCGATTTCCAATTCTGGAAACTGTCGTTATATAAAGCTATTCTTTCCATTGCCATTTACCCCTTCAAATATTTTTCTGCTTTCTTATAATATTCAATCTGTAATGGATTATATTGTTCTCCATCCACAAACATTATCTGCAATCCTTCTTTCACAATTGCTTTCGCTTCTTTTTCTACTTGTGAAAACTGCCCCGCAATATGTCGCAATATCTTTGTAAGTTTTTCATTCACTTCTTTTGTCGGTGCATACCAATCTACAAAATTAAGCAGGGTTACAAAATCAGCATCCATTTCCATAATTTCGCCCATCTTATATGAAATTGTGTTTTCATTCTGTAAATCTTCTGCACTAATTTTTGAACCAGATGCAAGCCCCTTGCCTATAGCTTCTGCAAGTTCTTCTCTTTCTTTACCTGTCATTTTTCGCCCCCTAAAAAAAGGCGGGATATTTCACCCGCCCCCGATTTTATTTGTTTAATGATTTATAGAACGGGCAGAAATCTTTGCAAATGCAGTAATCAGCACATTTCTTGCTTTCGCCCTTGCGGTATTCAATATTAGTTCCGCCCATACTTTCAAGCAGGCTTTTTGCTTCTTCTTCGCTTTCGCAAACCTTCAAAGCGGTCTTTCTGCCTGTTTTCATAATCGCCCATTTATCAGCAGTTGCCCATCGTTCTTCGGCAGTACAAGGTGCAAGTTCTGAATCTTCAAGCTTGCTTTCTGCTTCCAACTGTTCAACCTTTGAATAAATAAACTTTTCAATTTCTTCCAGATCTTCCGCAGTTACATCAAATCTATAAATATATGTCGGCAACTGTGGATAGTTAGAATCAATTCTTGCCTTGCTTTTTGAATGGTCTTTAAGAAGTGCAATGAATTCACAACGCTTTACTTCTGCCCCGCACTTGCCCATAAGCCAAGCATAGATTAAACCCTGTTTTCGCCAATCTTCAAAATCTTCAAACTGAACTTTCCAAACCGAAGCGGTCTTGAAATCGTGAAGTGTTTTTGTTTCTTGGTCGTAAGAATCAACCCTGCCTGTAACTTTTGAATTAAGTACATCAACAGAATAAAACTCTTCTTTGATGGTGTTTGTGTTCTGCTTTTCCATAATTGAATGAACCGCAGTTCCAAAGACCGCCCATACTGAATCACTTGCGTCAACTTCAAGTTCGTCATAATGACGTTCGGTTAAAATTGTTTCGCAAGCCCCGTGAAGTAAAGTTGTTGCAGAATAGCAACCTTTCTGATTGTGTCTTTCAACACTTACTGCATCCACAAATGCCTGTGGCAATCCAAGTTTGTTTGTTACTTTCATATCGTAACCCCCTAGTGATTTAATTTAATATAATCTTAACACTATATTGTCATAATGTCAACACTTTTTTTTATATGGCATTACCGCCCGATTTTCCGCACCAACCATCGCCCGAACCTGTCGCAATCCCTTCCCATTCTATAACCCGTCTCATCTTGCCATTGCATTCGGGGCAGGTTTGCCGATTCTTTAATTTGTCATAATCTTTAATACAGATTCCAACATTAAAAACTTTCCCGCAATCTTCACACTTAAACTTGTAGACCATTTTATAAATACTCCTTGCTTAATGGTTTTGCATAATTTTGTTTATTGCCTTTTTTCCGCCATTCATCAACTTTTCTTTGTGCTGATTTCAAGGTAGAACAACAGGCATTGCAACCGCAACTATGTAATTCTTCGCTATTACAATTATAATACGGATTTCCAAAATGCGGGCAATAACTTTCTTTTCTGTTTTCACAATTAAAACAACTGTGTTCGTTTTCATACTTCAAGAAAGTTTTATTATATCTAACTACTTTCATAGGCGGTTGAAATTCGGAAGTCTTGATTGCCCTTGCCCTGCACTCTAATTTTTTCTCATAACAGGCAGGACACATCGGTAAGTCATAATCATATTCACAGCCACATTCCAAACAAACCGCCCAATAATATCCATTGCACTTTTTACCCGTAATGGCAGTGTAAACTTCTTTAATGACTTTTAATGTTATGACTTTGTAATTTTCAAGCTCCCGCAGAATGTTTAATTTTTCATTATCCGCAAGCTTTTCTAAGTTTTCGGAAATCCATTGTCTTTCCAGATCTCCAAGTTTTCCGTGTTTTCCTTCCACTTCATCTACAAACATATTTTTGCCCCCTAATCACTAAAATATTTCATTGAATGTTTTTCTTTTCGCCCGTCTGGACACTTTATATTAATTACTGTCGTTTCTTCGTGGAAACGGCTTAATATATCATTATCAAAATAGTTTTCAAAGCATTTCGGGCATCCGCCCTGTTCACAATCTTTTTTGAAGTGCAGATTGCCGATTATAATTGTCGGTTTACAAAATGCGTGTCTTTTATCAAGAATAAATGAAAACCAATTTTGAACCGCTTCCGAACTCGTAACCCTTCCAATTTCATCAATAACTAAAAAGGGAAGGTCTGCAAGTTCATTCACAATTTCAAGTTCTGACTTTTCCGCTTTCTGTGTGTAAGACTGCCTAATCATTGCAGAAACTTCATACATCGTATAAATCTTTCCGCCCAAGTGCTGACACGCAATACTTGCAAGCATTGTTTTTCCTGCACCATTAGAACCAAGCATTATGATTTTTCCCCTTCCCGATTCAATAAGATTTTGAACGGCTTTCTTTGCTTCTTCCTGTGCCTTTGTTTTCGGAATATAATCTGCAAGTTCTGCAAAATAAAAAGCAGGGCTTATATTTGCAGAAATACAACGGTTGATTCTGTCCCGTCTTTCCTTTGCGTTGATCTGGGCTTGTCTTTCCTTCTCGTTTTCTTCTGCCCTTTTCTTTTTCCACGCTTCCGCTTCTTCTTCGCAACATTTCGGGCATCGGCTATATGTCCCGTTTTTATATTTCTTTTGAATGAAAACCCCGTGTTTTTCGCAGGTGTTTTCTTTTTCTTCTTCCACTTCCCAAGTGTCCGTTACTGAATTAAGTTTTCCTGTTTTTGCCTGCTTCAACCAATCTCCGAATAGTGAATCAGCACCTTTGATTTCATCTGCCATTTTTTACCCCCTAGTTTTCAGAAAAGAAATCTCTATTTCCAAGATTTACTGTTTTATCCTGTTTTTGTGAAGTCTGCGGTTTTCCATTCAACAATTTATTTAATTGATTTGCAGAAAGTATTGTTGTTATTGAATAACCTTGCGAAACAATCCAATCATCAAGAATAGCTCTATCAAGTGCCATTAATATTTTATCTTTACCAATTTCAGAAAGCAACCGATTAATCATATTTCCCGCCACTTTCATATTTACAATCGGTTTTTCTGCATTCACTTTTTTTTGTTTATACAGGTTTTTGAAGTTCTGAAAATAAGCATCTACAACAATTTGAAATTCAGTTTTCGGCTTGCCCGAATTCTTTTGTTCATTAGTACTTTGTACACCATTAGTATTTTGTAGATTGCAATTTTCCGTATGCGGTTTTTCCGTATGCGGAATTTCGTTAAGCGGTGAATTGGGATTTTCAATGATTGTATAAATCATTTCAGCAAACTTGCCATTCACTTTTTTTTGTTCTGCCTTTAGATAGCCGTGTTCTTTAAGCTCATTTATCGCACTTCTTAAACTACCCATTCCGTCATTTGCGTGCTTTTCTATTTCTGATAAATGAATCACCCAATCATCTGGAAGTGATAAAAAGTACGTCATTAATCCTTTTGCTTTCCAACTTAAAGAAACATCTTTGATAAAAGTATTATCAAGAACTGTATAATTCTTTTCTTTTTTTGTTTTTATAAATTTTGTATCAGCCATTTTTTTTCTTTTCTCCTTGCAGAAACAAAAAGGTTTTTCCCTGTGTCCTTATCGGTAATCAGCCACACCGCCCAAATTGCAGGAAAAGCGGATATAAAGACACAAGAAAAAACCTTCTTGATAATCTGCTAATTTGTATTTATATCGGGGTGATGAATCCCAACAACTAAGATTATAAAGCACTTTTTATTTTATGTAAACAAGAAAATATAAAAATCTTAACATTCGCTATAACGCATCGAAAACACTTCAAACGTCAAATATCATTACCGATACGAAAGACCCCCTGTTTTTCAACGCTATTTGCGTCTGGTGGCTTATTTTAACGGACAACTTCGGGCAATAAAAAACCCGTGCGGGACATTGCATCCAGATCACACGGGCAAAACAAAATAGTTTTTATTACTCAATCAACTAAGCTAGGGGGCAAAGTTAAAATAGAGTAGATGTTTTTATAATATATTATTTTTCAATATCTGTCAAAATTGCATCAACCGATTCTGCCCACGCTTCCCATTCTTGCAGTTTATGTTCGTAATAGTTTAAAAGTTCTGCAATTCCTTTAAGGTCTTTCGGGGCTTCCTTTTCTTCCCGTGCAGGTTTCGGCGGTAATTCTATTTCAATTACTTTCGTTGTTCTGCACCCTGTTGTTGTTAGCCCCAACAATATCGGCAATAATATTAAAAACTTCTTCATCGTTTTTTGCTTCCTTGATTTTTTGTGAAACTGATTTTTCATCAGATTTAATTTTTAATAAATCGTCAATGTATTTTGACAAGTGTTCGATATTCACCCTTGCAGATTCTAGGCGGTTTTTTGTTTCTTCGTTCTCTTTTTTCAGTGATTTAATATCACGAATCAAGGCAAAAATAACACCGCCCATTATTGCAATAATAGCAATTAAAATTAATGCAACTGTTACAAAACTCATTCCCCTTCTTCCTTCTTGAATTTATCAAGAGCAGTATTTATTGAGATGTCACCAAAGATTGCCCCGATTGTACCGCCTATAAAGCAGATTTCTTTAATCTCGCAATTCTGGAAAACTCCCACCCACTTCAAAACCGCACAAATTATCACGAATGCAACTGCAACGATTTTGACAATTAAACTCACTTTTTTTGCTTTCAGTTCTTTTTTTTCTTCTGCCATTATTTCACCCCCTTAATTTTTATAATTCTTGCTTCTGTTGGTTTTCCTTTTGCAACGCAGTTTGAATATTTAAGGGAATTAAAAACCACCTTTCCATTTTCACAAACTACCCAATGCGAATAACCGCCATTACTGAATTTTACAATAGTTTTTTCTTTGATTTTTTTTAGGTCTTTTATCTGGACTTTTTCAAGGCTTTCCATTTCCCGCCCTGTAAGTTGCTTGATACATTCTGCCCAATAAACTGTGCAATCAACATCAAGTGCTTTATGATTCATTAAATCAGAAACAAGCATTATTGCATCCACATCTGAACAATCAATGCCAAGCCAATAAATTAAAGAAAATGCACAACAGGCATAATCTTTAATCGCTTTTAGTTTTGGTGTCGGAAAATGCTTGTAAAGTTCTTCTGCTAAACTCTGCGGATTTTTCATTTAAGCCCCCTTATTTTATAAATGAAATAATCAAGCCTACTGCTTCCCCAATCAATCCGATAAGTAACGCAATAAACTTCCCCATATACTTTTTTTCTGTTTCTGCAATCGCAAGCTTTATTTTCATATCAACAGATTCGTTTACTTTTTTAACAATCAAATCGGGCATTTCTTTAATGTCCTGTTTGATTTCTTTTATGTCGCATTCCATAGCTGAAATCTTTGCTTCTTGTAATTCATCATTCATTTTGCCACCCCGCTTTTCTGTTGCAGAACTGCGATGCCCAACTTAAAATTTGACTTGTAAGCCAATCCCCCGAAAACAGTATAAGTCTTTTAATTTCCTTTTGTCAAATAAGTTCTGCCCCCTGAAACTGCACAGGGTAGATATTGCTTCTGGAGTTTGCCATTGTACACCTCTAGTTATTAGTATAAAAAAGTATACTTTGTATAATATGCATTCTGTTACCTCGGGGGCGGTGTATGAGAGTATGGGTATTATTTGGCAAGGAACTGTCACAATGGCAAGCGACATAACATCTGTCTATAATTGGTGTAAAAATCATTATGTCGGCTCTAGGGTATGTGCTTTCAGAATATCAAGTGCGGGGCAGGCTTCATCAGAGCCGTTCGGAACTTCTTCCGTAACTATAATTTACTGTATGTCTAGCACTGCTTATGGTTGGATTCAAGGCTATTCAGATAATGCAACTTGCAATATGGCTATCGCCTATATCAATTCAACAGTAAGTGCTTGGCAGAAAATTTCTTATGGTGCGGTTTCAAGTTTTCCTGGCTCTGGTATTCAAGGTGAAATTAGAACTCAATTTAATAATACTTCACAATATGCAGAGTTTAAGGGTAGTTCTATGATGGGAGAAGAAGGTGCTTGGTGGGGTTATCGCCACAGTAACTTTGGAAGTGGTATTTTTATTTCAAGAGGTGACGTTGTTGCTTTTTATCTTGATACTTACGGAACATTTCAGAGTAAATATATATTTAGGCGATAATTAATTTGAA